TGTATAATTAGAGCCTATTTCATTCTTAACAATAGTATAACGTCTACCTGATGTAGCAAAGTTGTCATCTACATTGAAGTTTTGACTAGTACCCAAATCAGAAAATGTTAATTCTGAACCTACAAGCATACCTATAGGGAATGATAATTGACCGTTATGGATAGGTGCTGTACCGCTTCCTGTACCTGTTAACCTGACTGTGGTAGTGTCTGCACTAGCATCTTCAGCCTGTACTGAAAAGACAAATAATTCATCAAAATGAGTTGGTAATTTTACTGTGGCTTCGTGGCCGAATGATATTTCTGTTAAATCACCCTTATAGACTGTTGATGGCATTTTTTTTCACCTCATGGTATTAGTTCTGCAAACACTATAACTTCTATTTGAAAAGTCATTCTGAACAAGTGCTTACTCCTATCAGATAGGTCTGTTCGTGTTTTGTATACTAACCTATCGTAATTAACACCATCTCCTTTGCGTTTTGAGTGAACTAACCTTCTAAGTTCATTTTCCATTTTCTTCAATCTATCTCTACTTCTTGTGGTTCTCATATCAACCGTTATGTTGATTCTAGTGGTTACAAAGTCATACAATATTTCAGGAACTTCTTCATTGTGTGCTGTTTCAAAACATAACACATAATCATGTTTCTTCATATCAATTCTTTTACCCCTTTCAGGGTCTGTACTAGCAATATCAACCACTATCGGTTTGATATTATCAGTATTTCCTCTATTCCAATCACTTGAAAAAAGGTCAATGATGACATCTAATGCTTCATTATAAGTTGCTACCATTAGTTAATCCCACCCTTCGCTAGTTTTTTAGTTTTCTTCAATTCTTCATATGCTTTCTTTTTCAACTCTTTTTTATCAGGAAACAAGTAAGTACCTTCTAATTGTAGATTCTGTTCTCTAAGTGCAGGGGATTCTGTTAACATTCTTTTATCAACAATATCTTCGATTTTTTGCAAATCTTCAGGTTTTGCTTCTTCCCCATTACCTTTTATGACAACACCATCTTGTATTTTCATACCATACTCTGATAATTCATCATTTTTAATTTTCTCTCTATATTCAGGAGGTGAGCCTTTTATGTAGTTCTGCAATAACTCTTGCATTTCACTTGATTTATAAGATTCTTTTATAACCCAAATATAATCATCTAATTGTCTTTCTATAAAGGCATCACTCAAAAGTTACCACCTCTATGTAACGTGGTAATATCTTATCAATATCTTGTTTGTAGAGTTGTACCTTAGATGCTAAATCTATGTTTTGTGTACCTTCAGGAATTAGCACACTTCTATCATCAGACATCAAAATATCAATGGCTACCATTTTTGTACAGACATCTTCTATTGCCTTTTCTAAATACCTTTCACCATAGATGTATGCAACTTTAACTGCATTCCACTCAAAGAAAGGATATGAATTGTTAAAGTAGATAATACCCATTTCATTGTCTATCCACCAATCTCTCAATCTCCCTCTATCACCACTAGCACTACCGCCGTGTAAATCAACTTGTAAAATATGTTGAGTCAGCACTCCTGTGATTTCAGTCAAAGCAGAACCAACCACAATTACACAACCTGTGAACGTGGTGTCTGTTTTACCTGTATAACTGAATACTTTTCCGTTAGCATCAACCGCAACACCAGCATCAGTAAAACTTCCAGTAGAGTCACTGACAGTAATTGTGGTTGAAGAAAGACTACTAAAAGTAGCAACATGGCTTTGTGTTTGGCTAATTTCCAAGTTGGTGTTAGTTGACACTATGCTGCAAGTTTCACCTGCTTGAGTAGACCGCATACTAGTTATCTTCACTTTACCTGCGCCATAATCAGAATTAGCCGTAGCATAAAACTCATTATGCACTCCGACATTATCGGTGCTACCTTCCAAAGTAAAAACAGGGCTGAAATCAACAGCCGCTTTGTTAACTCTATCTTCTTTATTTATCAAGTCAACCAAGTTTTGTGCTGATGTTATTTTATCAAAATCTGCTCTCCATTGACCTGTGCCTGTTCCTATTGTAAGCACACCAGCACTTCCATTTCCGGGTGATACAACTATAGAACCACTCAAGCCTCTAACACTATCAGGTAAGGAAATACGAGCCTCAGATGAGCCTATTTCTCTATAATCGTCACCTTGCCATAATTCTAAACGAAGTATTTGTTGAATATTTCTGAATAATAGGGGGGTTGTACCAACATAATCTGTGTAATATCTTCTCCTATATGGTTTGTAAGTGTCAAAATTAATATATTCTGCTGAAACCAAGTTCGGCCTCCATGAATTATGAGTAATGTTATCTATTCTATCTTGACACCTTTTGATTAAATCTTCCACTTTACTTCTCTTCACACCTCTTGTTCTACCATTGGTGAACGAGGCTAGATTTTGCACATAGGTGTTATCAGCAGATTGGTAATCAGCAGCAGTTATGTTACTAGTGAAGTTTAGTTTAACACCGTTAATAGATGTGGTGATAGAAGTAATTGTACGCTCTAACCCTAACGGGTCTGCATCTGAATAGATAAGTAGTGTATCTCCAACAGTATAACCTAAGTTTCTATAATCACTTCCTGTAACATATACACCATCAGCATCACTATCATAAGCAACAGCAACCGCTTCCTGTGGGCCAATCTCAAGTAAATCTGCTACTTTTTGAGCAGTTGTGTAAACTATAGCATCGGGGTCAAGAGGTCTTGTTTCTCCTTCACCCGGACTAAACACTTGTGGCATAATTCATCCTCATCGGTATTCGTCTTTCATAGTTCCGTCATCATTAAACATATTATCCTTGTCAAAATTGCTATTCAATGTTGGCGGGGGTACACCCGTTGGATTCTCAGCACTTGTTTGTAGTCGTTGCATCCAATCATCCATTGTCATTTGCCCGGCTGGTTTAGTTTCACCTGCCATCGCTTTTTCTCTAGCCGCATTATCAGCAACTCTTTTACCCTCAAGTGCTGCCATCGTCTTAATTCTTTGTTGGTTCAATTGTTCTTCAGTCATGTTACCTTTAGTGTCGTGTATTTTTTGTTGACGTTGTATATTTTCTATTCGCTTTTTATTTTTCTTAGGGTCTAAAGAATCAGGTATCTCAGGTCTGTCCACACCATCAATTGCACTTGTGGTGTCAGCACCTGCTACACCACCTTCTTCATTATATCTAGAAGGGAAGTATTGAGTGAAATCAGTTTCTGCATCACTTTCAGCACTCATATTGTTCATTAATGAAGCCAAAAATTGTTCTGACTCATCTCCCTCTCTTCTATGTTGAACTCTTTTATCAGGATTATTTCTAAAGTATTCCAACATCTTTTCTTTTTGTGCTGGTGTTTCTACTTCACCACCTCTAAAAGATGTAGCCAATCTTTGTGGTTGGAACTTACCCTCAGGAGTCAAACCCGTAGGATATGGATTACCACTTTGATTTGACCTACTTTGTGCAGGTGAACTATCTTGTTCAGGTAGATGAGGTAATAGAGCCTCTATGCTTTCTGCGGTTACAGGGAAATTATTATCCTGTAATAATTTCATCGCTTGCATAACTTTTTGCATATTCAAACCATCAGGAGTAGACTGTTGAGGTTCTTTTGGTAAAATTGGTGCAATTTTTGGTGGGGCAGAAGCGGCTTGGGGTGTTTTTGTGGATTTTGGCTTCTTAAAGTCAGACCGCTTCGCCCCAACTATCTCACTAAGCCCATGCTTTTCAGGGTTTTGTTGCATGTCTAAGACTAAGTTTTGTCTTAATGCTTCTTTTTGATGTTCAGGGATGTCCATACCGCCTTTGATACCATCTTGAATCATTCTAAAGGCTCTTTGACCTATAGTGCCTTTGAAGCCATCAGCATGTGAGACAAAATTAAGTGGTGCTTCTTCTTTAGAAGGTTTATCAATCACTTCTAAATCAAAATTATGAGGCATATTTAGAATGTCATTTTCTAACTTTTTTCGATAATCTTCTTTTTGTTCTTTAGTTAAGTCTTTGGCGTTTATACCCATTTCTGCAAACCTTTGATTCATTAGTTTATTAGCATATTGCCCTGTAGTGCCTTTGAATCCTGTTTCGGTATGGTGAATAAAAGTTTTTTTGTACTTTTTATTACCATCTAAGTAATCTTTTCTTTTACCTCTTGCTTTCAAAACTTCAAAAAAATCACTCATTCTTTCACCCCTAAGTTATAATTCATTGGTTTCTTACAAGTAGCACAATTTTCTTTCCACATAAAATGAAGCATACCACAATGAGTACATCTAGTACCCGATTTGATATTTAGGACATCAGATGCTTTTTGAGCGTTAGCCCTTTGTTTAGTGATAACACCCTTCAAAGGATTTTTCTCATCAATAACCATGTTAGGTTGATAATGCTCTTCCGCTCTCACACCTTGTTTTTGAAGTCTTTCTATATCTTCAACATCTAAGTGCTTTAAGCCAAAACTCATTCATCATTCCACCTATTCATGCTTTCTGATATACCACTAAAAATATATTACCTAATACTGTTACAGGTTCAACTGAGATAATTTTTGCACTAGCGTAACCGCTTAATGCTTCTATATCTGTTGTCATGCTAGTGCTCAACGCACCGTCATTACCTGCCCCGGAAAACTCCTTAGGGCTATATGGGCCAATAACTTGTATTGCTTTAACCATTCATTTCACCGCCTTAACTGCGGCGACCAAATGCGTACCATGTACCGTCTTGTCCGGCTACAGTTTGTAATACTAATGTTGAACCGTTAACCAATGTAAAAACACCGTCAACTCCCGCCCCTGTGCCAGCAGTAGTAGAGCCAGCATTTGCGCCAGCCCCTACTATTGTTGCAAGCATAGAAGAGAGGTCAATGTTTCCACCTGTATCGCTTCCGCCATTAGTGAAAGTTCCTGTTACCATCATAAGGTCGCCTATGTAATGCGGTCTTGTATCTTGTGTATTTTCAAATGCCATTTTATTTTCACTCTCCGTTTTCTAATGTTTCTGTTTCTATCAGTTCTTCAACTGCTTCTTCAACTGCCACTTCTACAACAGGGGTAGGGGCAGGTGGGTTTAGAGTTTCCTCTACTAGTGTAAGTAAACCACTCTTCGTGGTATAACCTCTAGAAATTGTGACGTTTCTTTCAGTTAACCATGCTTTTATGTCGCCGTTTCTCCATCCAGCATCAGGGATGCCATCTAAACCAGCGTCTATTGTTACACCTTCATCACCGATTAAAGTGAACTTTGGCTCTCCGATGACTCTACGCCATTCATCAACCCAAGTTTGACTGACTTCTTTCTCTTCTCCGCGAGTGAAGTCAGTCATTTTTGGGTCAGGACATCTACCGTAGAATGAAGGCCCATTGTATTTTATAATAGGCATTCAAAACCACCTTAATTGTAGAATACTACAAGTTGTCCACTAGTTACAGTTCCGGTTGTAGGTAATGTGACTACTAAACCACTTATGGTTGCGCCGAGCGTTTGAGCGTTTGCGTTTGTTCCGCCGGTTGCTATTGCTGTGAGAACTGCACTTGCACCACCGCTTAATGTGACGGTTGCGCCATTAGTCGTTGAACCTAATGTAATTAGTGCCATCTTAGGTGCTACGTCATATCCGTTTGCACCGTCTGAGTTTGAAGCATTGAAAGTTCCCGGACCTCCGCCCGGATAACCTACGTCTGCTGCCCCATCTAACCACTCAGTAGTGTCATGAGTACCCGCTCTGAGTTCCCATGCGCCTACTAGTGTTGCTGTTGTGTTACTGCCTGTTACTGTTAATGTATCTGCCATATTTTTTTCCTCCTATATCTTCAATTCTCCAAGAACCTCAGACTAAATCCCTCACTGAGCCTTGCGCTCCGAAGAAAGTAGTCCATACTTCTCCCATAGTTCGGTAAAGTCCTTCCTGTCCTAGTCTGTTAATTGCGAATGGGTCGCCTGTTTCGATACCGGACTCAAAGTATTGAGTCGGGATTGCTGTACTGAAGTACATGTAATCAGTGTCTAAGAAGTATAGACGGCTGATTCCACCATCGTCAGGCATATCCTTTGTTGGGATGATTGGCACACCGTTGTATGTTGCTACGATGAAACCTGCTTCGATTCCGGGTACACCCTTTACACCGTTGTAGGTAGGGGTAACTCTCTTCTCTTCCATGAATCTCTGTTGTGATTGTAGAAGTTGTTGTAATCTCATTAGAGTATCGTAACCTGTTAGAATAACCTTAGGGTTTCCTCCACGTTCCCAAATGCGCTGGAATAATGTATCTAGATGGTCTAGACTCAAAGTTCTACGACTTGCATCTGCTGTATCAGCAGCGCAATCCATTTCAGCGTGACTCCATGAGTTAGCACTTCTATCAATTGAGTAGATGTCTAGGTCAGAAGCAGCAGTAACGTGTGCGTTAGTGCTTGATGTTTTCAATCCTGTTAATCCCGCTGTACCTGCATCGCCAGCAGTAATTCTGTCTAATGACTCAAAGTTATTTGCTGCTGGTGTGTCAACATCGCCTAATAGCATTTTATTTACCATTTCAGCGTGGTGTTTACCCATTTCTTCTTTCAGAACTGCTCTGATGTCTCCAAGACCATCATCACGGTCTGCTAGGAAAATTGCTGTTTCAGACATATCGAATGTGTGAGCAATTGTCTTAGGTTTTGCACCGATGTGTTGGAATGTAGGTTTTACAGTCTCAGGTAATGTTGCGTTTTCTGCAACTCCACCATGTAGAGCACCGCCGTTAGGCTTTGCAGTAATAACACGCCATCCGCTTCTATCCCACGGTTTCTTAGGTAGTATAGAGAACGCATTGAACTCTTGGTTCAGTTGCGACCATACTTTTCTACCGTAGATTGCTTGGTAAGTACCAGCGGTAGTTGATAGCATAGGGCTATCAGCCTTGAGTAATTCACTACCTGTGTAGGAGTAACCCATTGAGTTACCTGCTCCATAGTAGTATCTTTCCATATCTGTTATTGTGCGTACATAATCTCTTGCCATTTAATTCACTCTCCCCTATCAAAAGCCCTATCTGCTAAGGCATGAACCTCATCCCATGACATTTTATGCATGTCCTGAGTTGATGGAATAGTTATTTGTGGTGTTGTGTCTGCACTCTTAGCGATGGTTGTTGTACCATCTGCTGAAGTCATACCGTCAATTCTCGTATTAAGAGAGTTTAGAGCCTTCATTACTTCATCAAGTGGACCGCGAGCATCAAATTGTTGTGCTTGTGATTTTGCGATTTCTTCTGTACGCTCTGTTGCAAAACGATTTGCAAAAGTTGATTCTAGAGAACCACGGAACTCTTGTTCCATAGCCGCTGCTTTGTAGACTTCATATGCTGCTTCTACATCTGCATCGCTTACTGAATCAGGTGTTAGGAAATCAGATTTCTTAACATCTTTCTTTCCGCCACTTCCTGTTGTGCGGGAAATAGCATTAGTGGAAGGTGAGCCATTTTCTTGTACTCGACCTTTGACTTGTGCTGCGAATCTTTCTGCACCATCGTCTTTCAGGTCTGAACCTAGATTTGCTTTGTTCATATCATCAAAATGTGCTCTTGCACCGTTGATGTCTACTCCACCGCTTTTTAGGGTGTTTTCCATCCAATCTAAGTAATCTGATGTGATAACGTCAGAAAACTCAGACTTTTCTTTATCGTCTTTATCTTCATCTTTCTTATCAGCAGATGCCTTTTCTTTGTCGTCTTTCTTTTCAGAAGATTCTTTCTTATCTTCGATTGCTTCTTTGAGTGCTGGTGGCATAGAGCCTTTTTCCATAGCGTCAAGTCTGCCTTCTAGACGAGAGAGAACATCTCCTAGTTGTTTCGTCATATCTTCATTATCTTCGGTCATTTTCTTTACTTCCTTTGTTTTATCTTGTTTTAATATTCTAAATGTTGCTTCAGGGTTTATTCCTTTTTCACAGATTGTTATTTCGTGTAATTCTAGTTTGCTGATTTCTTGATAGTCGCCGTGTTTTGGGTCGCTTTTTCTTACTCTTTTGAATGCTTGTCCACCTATGCTAAATCCTCTAAGTTTACCTTTTCTGATTTCAGCAGCGACTTCTTTTGCTTTTTCGATGTCATCACGTAACTGTATTACTACAAACATTCCGACATCATCAACTTCGCTTTTCCATACCCTCCCTTCGCTATCTGTGTAATTTGGAATAACTTCTCCGACTTGTATATTTGAGTGTGCTAGTTGTACGTTTCTGTATTTTGGGTCGGTCATGAACTTTTTGAATCCGTCTTTCAAAGCGTTTTTTGTTATTAAATCTCCTTGTTTATCTACTAATTCTACGCTTGCGTACCCTGCCACTACCAAATCATTCCCTGCTTTGAGCAAGGTGATTGTATCATCACCATAGAGGCTTGCTGTGGATAACACACACCATAATGTATTATGCAATACTATATCAATGAAGCGGAAATCAATCTATTCTTTTCGTTTCCAATGCTTTCTTTTCTCTATTTGGATATTTTTCAGGTTTCTCAGGGTCTTGTTGTGGTCTTTCTTTCATATCCCAATCAGGTAAAGTAGCCTCATTGGTGAGTTTAGTCGGTCCTCTAGGACTTGACATATCACTACCAACATCAATTCCCAAGCCTTTTCCACCCGTCATTGGGAAATGCCCTTTTTCCAAAGCATCTATGCTTCTTTCAATAATTTCTATAATATTTTTCATCATGTTTGGTTTGAGTAAAAGATTTGGGTCTTTCTTAGGTTTTAATATACCAGCACTTTCTTGTTCCATAACTTTTGCTCTATGGTCTGAGATAACATCTTCATCTTCAGTATCATCTTCATCTTTTTCTCCTTTCACCATTTCGTAAAATGCAGGTCGCCAATACTTTTCTAAACTTTTAGTTAAAGTTAACGTGTAGTCACTATTGTTTAACTCTCCCAATATAGCGCGGGGATTGATAGGTTCTTCATCAACAACATCAAACTTAACTATATCGTGCTCATAATTGATGATGAATACATTCTCTTCTAACTCCATAGTAAAGGGTATGTGAAAGTCATCATCAGATTTAGTAAGTAAAATCCACTTAGGGTGTTTTTCTTCCCCTTTCATATAAGTTGATTTAGCATCTCTAATGAGTATTTTACAATCTTTATTTTCACTTCTTAAATATTTTATTGCTTCTTCTAAACCATCTTCGTCTGTCATTCTTAGAGTAGAAGGACTAGGGATGAAAATATTTTCATGACTATCAAATTGACTTCTTAATAATTTCATCCTTTCTCTTACATCCATGTCTGTTACATCGGTGTCATCATAATACATCAAATCCACCATAGTAATTCCTTTATCATTAAGAACCCCATCCATAATGAAGTTTTTACTTCCTAATTTTCTAATAGATGTACGCATAGAATCAGATAAACCTATTTTATCTCCATCGTTAGACTTGACTTCTATGAATGTACCCTTACGAGTAACTTTGACTCTTTGACCTACTTCCATAGCAGCAACAACCCAATCTCCTGTAAATCCTTTCAACTCTTCCACATTCTCATAATCGAAAACTTTGTGATAGGGGTCAAGTAATGGCATTTCTTTTGGTAGGTTTTTCAGTAGACTACTATTGGTTATCTCATCAAAACTAGTGGCTATAGTCTCATAGTTGGTTGCTTCGGCTATAGGGTTTTCAGAACTAATTCTATCTAAATTACTAGTAGGGCTAACATACATAGTGTCTAAACCTTGTTGGTTTGCTAAACCTTGTATTTGTGATATAGTGTTTTCTCCATGCATGGCAACTAAGCCTTCTTCCGAAGCAGGTATCATATAACTCTGCTGTGTGTTATTCCCCCATTGTGCGTTTCCATCTCTATCTATATTCATACTAGTGCTTGAAGGAAACATTACTTTCCCATTGTGTATTTTTTGAGCACTACTAGAATAATATAGATAAGGGTTTATACCATCATTAGAACGTACAGAATTAATTTTATTTGAGCCATGAATTACTTCATCTCTTGTTACTCTACCTACATCTCCGGTGTTTTCAACATCAGGTGATGCACCTTCATCATAACTAACTAAACTATTCATGAATCTTTTAGTTTTACTAGGTATACCTGAATCTTTCACACTAGTTCCTTTGGATTCATTACCGTAAATATTTCTTGGTAATTGGTGATAATTCAAACCCCAATGTTCTAATTCATCTTTTGTTGCTTGACTTAACAACAAATGTTTTCTTGCTGGCATACGATTCAAAAGATGGCTTTTATCTAATGCTAGATTTTTTGTACCCTCACCGTATGTAGATTGGTTAAGTTGTTCTTCATAATGTTCAATCATACTTTGGTGGTCTTTTACGTGGTTGGGAACATGCTCTTCTTGTGATAATAAATTACCCATAGTAGTAATATGTGTTTTACCCGATTCTAACGCTTCTTTTACCATTCTTTTAAGGTGTACATCTTTCTGTGTGTGATTGTTAACAGGCATACCTAATTCTTCTAAAAGTTCATTAACATATTCATCTTTATCTTCTCTTTCTAAATCTAGATTTATACCGTTATCTCTCACACTTTGAGCCATATCACGATGTGGTGATTGACCCAATTTAGTTTGTATACTATCAGTCTCTATTTCATTATGGGTCAAACCTAAACTATTTTTCCCATGTATTGAACCATCCGAGTGTAAAGTAAATAACTCAGCATCGTGTAATGCTTGTGCTGAATCAATTAAAAATTGAGATGGGTTATCCAAAGGAAAAGCATCAGGGTTTGCTTTTTTCATACCCGGTATAATGTGCTCTCTTGCTATGTCATGTATAGCGTTTAAGTCTGATTTTTTCTCTCTTAGATTTCTTAACATAACCCCATGTGATGTACCTAAACTTGTATCACTATCATCAATATTATTCATTTGTCTAATCATTTCTATTTTTTGATTTTCAAGTTCTTGGTATCTATCAGTAAGATGTTCTTTTTCTACTTCTGAAAGACCACCCATATTATTTTCTTCTTGTAATAAAGAATAATTTAGTTCTTCAATTATTTGTTCCATATCTAAATTAAGTGTTTTTATTTGCTCATCCTCAGAACGTGCAAATGTATTTTTATCAGTCATGAATTGCAAAAAGTTTGATTTATCACCAATATTAGGTAAAGGAACTTTCCCTTCTGTGAATAAATCTTCTAGACCATACATAGAAACAGGTGAGCCTAATTTTGTTCTCCCTGTTGCTATGTCTTTATCACCCGGATTATGACCTATACCTCTTAGTATAGAATCTCTAAGAATACCCGATGAATTGGAAGATATAGTAGTATCAAAAGTATAACCTTGTGTACTACCTACTCTAGCAGTTGGATTTGTGTTGCTATGTAATCCGTTGTCAGCCATATCAATACCCAATTGTGTTAACTTTCCAATCTCAGAGTTTTTAATCTTATGAGATACACCCGGTGTTCTACTATGTTCAGAAATATTATGATTTTTTAGATTTCTAGGCATAGCCATTCCACTTCTCTTAGACATTTTAGGTTGAGAACTGTCATGTATAGATAGGACTTGTTTCGGCGTGTGAGCAAACTTTTGATAAGGTGGTAAAGTTTCACTATTTATTAAACCGAATAAACCAGCAATATCACCATGTAAATCTATTATACCGCTTTTTTCATTTTTCACTCCAAAAAGTGATTGATTAGGCTCTTCAGGATTTATTGTCATTTCATGTAAAAAATCCATGTAAGTTTCAGGAGAAGTTGATAATCCACCTCTTTGAAAACCATGCGCCCAAAAGTTTTGTAATCCTTCTAAGCCGTGTTTAGTTTTATGAAAATGAGTTGTAGTATCACTATCTACTGATTCTTCAGTTGGGCCTTTTATTCTAGTAAAAGGTTGTAAATGATTTGATACATTTTTTTGTGTATCTCCTACACTAAAACCTCGCTCTAATCTTTTCTCTAAACTTTCAATGTGTTCTGCATCTATCAATGAGTTATCTAGTGAATTACCTAATAACTCATGAATTGGGTGTAAACCTTCATCTACAGCATAGTGTTTTTTCAAATCTTTTATACTACCTGTAGCATGGAAAGTTTCTCTCCTGTCTTTTGCATTCCGATTGAAGGTTTTTAGAGCAGCATGAAGTAACTTTGCATCTATCCTTTTCATTTGAGGAAGTGGTAATCTTTGACCCGTTTTATCTGTGAACATTTGATTTTTGAATGCACCACGCAACCCTTTTTGATAATTTTCTTTAACACCTTGCATTTCATAATCTGTTATGGGTAAAAAACTTAATGAGTTAGCATCTTTAATCCCCTGCTCGGCTGCGGGGTTTTCAAGAAAATCTTCTTGGTCGTACATGTTTTTATGTAATTTATCATTTATATTTTTAAGTAAAGATTCATTAAGAGATATTCGTTCATCCCCTTTACCTGTCTTTACCATTGTTTCTTTCATACCTGTGTTAAAGAAATGAACTCTTTTATCAGTATCAAAGTTACCGATTTCTTCTTTGTTTTCTCTATGTGCTTTAGTGTTAGGTAATGCTCTATCATGACTACCTGTAGCCCACAACATTTCAGGCATAGCCCTTTTTGCTACATTTCTTTTTAATCTACCCATAGGCAACTTAACACCATCACTTAACGTAACATGTGATTGGTGAGATTCTTTTCCATCACTTCGGTGTTCTAATAAATGTTCAATAACTTTACTTCTATCTTTAGGTTCTAACCATTCTAAACCTAAATTATACCCTAACCATCCTAATTTATGAGAGTGGTTTTCTAAAACACCTAGTGGGTATTTTTGTTTATCATAATGTTCAATTTCTCCCTCGCCGTATTTACCTTTATTTTTATATTCTAAAAGATAATCTCTAGCATTTTCACTTTCTTTGAAACCACCGCTATTAATTAGTTTTTGAATATCAGCGTATAATCTATTATCTTGTAAATTACTCCCTTCGACTTCTTGATAGTCGTCACTAGTCCATTTATTAGCAGCCTCTTCAAAATGTTTATTTCTAACATCTTTATCTGTAGAGCCATTTTTAATCATTTCATCAACAGAGACTCGGTTATCTTCTACCCATTTTTGATAAGCCCTTTCATATAATGTGTGTTCAAGAGCACCGTGTCCTTCACTATGTTCACTTAAATCACCTAAATATTTGTTGTCTAACACCATGTCTCCATTTTTTTTGTGATGGTTGTTATGCCTCATTTCTATTTCACCGTGAAGTTGTGAAAGCGGTGTGTCATCTTCACTAGACAAATAGTAATTTTTTAATTTCTCAACAAACTCAGGATAACCATGTTTAGAATTAGTTTTTAGTAAAGGATGTAAAATATTGGAAAAGGGATTGTCTCTATAACTAGATGAGTCTGTTACACTTTTAGGCCATCTAGAAATCATATCATCTGACACTACGTGTTTTCCAGCCCATCTATGTTTAGCAGGGTACATTTTTGCTGGTCTTTGTACTATTTTTTCATCAATTGAAGAATCACTAATATTTTTACGTTTAACTCTTCTTTCTTGTTCTTTTTCATCTAATGGTAGACTTTCTTCTAATTGTTTGAATCTATCTAAATCTAAAATCTGTCTTTTAACATCTTCATCTTTCAAAATTAAAAGACTTTTATCAATGAAAAATCTATCAATATAATTTTCTTCATATATGCCTTTATTGAATAAATTAATGACGGATAAAACATAGTCATTCAATTCATGGTCTATATCTTCTTGTGCAAAGATGAAAGATTTTAACAAATTGTCTCTTGCTTGAAGATGAATATTTTGGTCTGAATCCAAATCATTCACCTCCCTCCAATTGCGGGGTTCTGCCTAATAGAACAGGACAGCAAACTTCCACCCTGATTTTCAGGTGCTAAACATCCTGTGGATGTGTTTCCTCCGCATAGTTGACAATGTTCGGTGGCTGAAACCCCTTTCACAATACCAACTTTCACATTCATCCCTCAGTAAGATGACCAATTGAGGCTGACTCATGAGGATTCATGTTAGGTGAAAGAGCATCTAGATTAACACTAAATCTTCTAGCACCTTTATTCGCTACATCATCTGAATCTAATAATGATTGATTAGTTTGATATTGAGCGTTGTAAGTTTGACCGCCTGTTTCAGACATGAATTGCACACCACCCGGTCTTGTGTCAAATGTTGTTGCTTTGTGGTGCTCACCTTTTTTCATACTGCCGTATTTTTTCATACCGCAACCTGATTTATTCATACATCCCATCTTATTCATTTTAGACCCACACTCAGGACAATTTTTACAACTACAATCCCCATCAGGACATCCACACTTTGCCTTTTCTAAAGTATCTAATCTATTTGCTATAGTTTGTGCTTTTTGTAACATAACACTAACTTCATCGCTTACTTGTGTGAATCTTGGTCTACCCATTTAATACAACTCCTTTCTTTCTTCGTAGTTTTCTGCCATTTCGTGAATCTCTTCCCATGACATTTTGTGAATCTCTTCATTACTGTATTCTTGTTGAGGTGATTTGAGTATTTGATTATTTTCAGGAGTAGAATTACCTCTGAAACCATCAGTGAGTGAAATCTCAGTCATTGGGGTTTTCATGGTAACATACCCTGCTTTCCTAAGGATTTTATGTGGAGAGTTCATTTCTCTTTCCATAGATAGCATTCTTTCATCCATGCTTTCCATTTTATTAATGAGAGCATTCAAAAGTTTCTGAGCATTATCAGATTTACCCTCACTCATTTAGTTCACTCCACTTTTCTTCCAAATGTACCCGTAACAGTACGCATGTTAGTGTTTGTACGAGATGGAATTATTGTGCCTTTTAACACAGAACTTCTTTGGCCTGTGTCAAACTTACTTCCTCTTTCATTGTATTTTACAACAGGCACTCCACCCGCATACTGATTAACACCAGCATAATCTTCGGTGCTCTCACTCTTACGGATTTCGCTTGTTAAATCACTCTGCATAAAATCCGCATATTTCATAATTTCATTCAAATGATGTCTGCTACTTGCAGAATCATTATCATCTATACATTTGCTAAGACTTTCCACATGTAGTGTAAGTTTTCTTGCCATAGGATTCATTTTCTGTAGTTCCATAATACCAACTCTGTTGTAGCCCACTATATACCTACTAATTAATTATGCGCCTTTCAAACGCCCTGCATCGCCTAATTTCTTCTGATTCTGTTGTGCTATCGTAGGTTGTGGTCCTCTTTGTTGTACACTAGTTATCGGAGAACCTGAACCTGCGCTTGTTCTACTTTGAGGTGCAGCCGGACCTCTGTTTCTAATCCCAACTCCTTGACCGCCCGGATTTACTATCCCCGGAGGTAACGGTCCTCTTCCCGGTGGCATTCCCGGTGGCATACCTTGTGGTGGCATTCCCGGTGGCATACCTTGTGGTGGCATTCCCGGTGGCATACCTTGTGGTGGCATTCCCGGTGGCATTCCCGGTGGCATTCCGGGTTGTCCACCCGGCATTCCTTGTTGTGGGTCTACTTTTTTATAACTAAATCTAATATCTCTTTCACCTTCTTCCATGAGTTCAGGTTTATAGCCAAGCATCATCATTCTTTGTGCAAGGTTAACTTCCATCTCATCTCTTCGTAATCGAGTGATTTCATCTTCTTCTTCATTCGGATAAAGAGTTAATTTCCAATCTGTAACATTTAATTGTTTTAATATTCTAGGAAATAAAACTTCTGTGTAAACTTTTTGTCCAAACTCAACTGCTCTATTAGTTACTAATATCTGCATACCTTCATTATTCAAACCACCACTCTTACCGTTATCAATCATGAAAATATTGCTAACACCGTAAAAGGCAGACATTCTTGCACGAATCTCATCTCTTACAGCAATATATTGCATCTCATCTAATGTGTCCATAAACTTCACCCAATTGACACCACCTCTTCCGGTAGCAGATTCAATTCCAACTTTAGGTATATAGTGAGGGTCACGTTCCATTTTTTCGTCTACAGATTTCCAAAAAGACTTCATAGATTCAAGATTATCTGTGGTGACTGAAATAATACCTTTTGGCGACCTTCTCTTTTGATATGCTGTGTAAATATAATTATCCATAGCAGTAAGTGACATCGCTTGCCTCCACATTGTATTAACAGGCGATTTACCGTATAATTTACTCGGATTATATTTACTAAGATGTATAACTTCACCTTCGACATAGTATTGAGTTTTACCACTACCTGCCATATTGACATAGTGTACATCTTGCATTTCATTTCCACACACCTCACAAGTTTCTTCTTGACCGGGGTAAGCAATTTGCTCACGATGTAATGTGCAGACTTTGTATCTACCACCTCTTACGCCTCTTTTATCAGAAACTATACGCATAAAAATAGGGTCGCCACGAATTACTTCTTTCACTCTATAAAACGCTATTTCACTAGTATCAGGGTCTACATGATATTCTTTTATTAATATCAAAAACGCATCATCAGTGATATTCAAATCATTTTCTATTTCATATAATATATGTAAGAAAGATTGTTCCATTGAGTTTTCTTGTTTTAACAACCATTTGGGATAAAGCATTTGTTCTACATCAGGTTCTCTCACAGGAGAGCCACATAACTTACAAGCATCAACACTATCACTATATTCTTCACCACATGATACACAGCAGAATTGAAACTTCTTTTCCCAATAGTAACCCCTTCTAAACATCTCTTGGGTTAATTTTGATATTATTGTTCTTAAGACTAGATTTTCTTGAGCAACAGCATAAAGAGCGGGTAGTGTGATACCTTGTGCCATTACAGGTTCTTGTATACCTGTAGTGTACAACGGCATTGTGGGTTCAGGGGTTGAACGCCTACGGAATGGTTTTGAGAGATTTGTTAAGAAGCGAGTTATTCTACTATCATCTTCAGCCATTATAATCCCTCTCCCCATTTAGCAACAGTATCTGCTTGTACTCCCCACTCAGCGAGTAAGGCATCAGACTTGGATGTATCGTCAGACCAATTGCTATATTTAACTAGTTTTTTAAGTTCTTCTTTTCTCAATTTATCACCTTCTTCTATGTAGGCTAACACCGCTTTGGCTTGTGTTTTTTTCATTTGTAAATGAGGTAATAACGAAGTTAGCAATTTTCGTATATCTGCTTTAGAATAAAATTGCAAACGGTGTTGACTTCTTTGACTGTCTTTGTACACTTTTTGGTCTAATTGTAAACGACCACAATCTAAAGTTTTTTGCAAATGTTCACAATGTATTCTTCCTCTAGTACCCGTTGCTATGAAACCTGCTCTCGGCTCACCTCTACCTGTTATACTGATATAACCATCAGCATCTAAAAATCCAGCAGCATAAGCAAACGGGTCTTTGAGAATTAATCCATGATTGTCTGCTTTCACAAATGTAGAACGTGAATTACCTGTTAAAATATCTATTTCCTCACCATACATGGCTAGTAGTTTCCCCAACTTCCCCACAGTCATACTTTTGGTAATCTCTTTATTCTCATGTAAAGTTTGAAAGATTGCTTTAGATGTCATAGCACCTTTTTGTTGTAACATTAACGCACTTTTTTTCAAAACTTCTATATCTTTTTCATTCAACCTATCCATTTGATGTAAAGTGGTTTTCCAAACTTTTTTTGAGTCTTTCTTTTGTTGCATGGCTTTTACCCAAGAATCTTTTTCATCTTGCCCCCATACCCCTTCAAACTCATCAAGCATTTTGAGTATCTCATTAGATTGATTCCATTGAATACATGCTCTTTGTAAAGTTATTTGTCTAGAATCACCAAACTTTCTTAATGCTTTCATATCCCTTTCTGAAGGTGAAAAAGATTTTATTACATTTTTATAATCTTCTAACCATGAATGCATTGTAATGGTTGAATCAAACTCTAATGATTTAATTGTGCGAATGTCTCCGATTAAATCATCTATGTCATTTTTTTGACTCTTGTTGACTCTTCTGTTTTTTCTCAATCTTTTTACAATATCAGAAGCAGAGCATCCCACATGTGTTTCAAACCAACCTTCCCCTGTTGTAGAAAAAAGTTCTGTCATCTCAATCTCTCTCATATTAAAGTAAAACTATTATTATCATCTTCTATTACTGTTGTGTTGTTCTTATATTTCATGGTATCATCCAACCCCCGTTGTTTCTGTTATTTTGATTTCCGTCAAACCAATTTTCAAAGTTTTCCATCACATCATCAAGTAAAACCACTTTACCTTTGAACTCTTTAGTCGCCCAATTAGCAAGTGCTAAACTCATCGCTAAGTCATCGTTTATACCGACACTCTCTAGCCTACCGTTCTTTTGCATTCCAAAACGATTCAATTCTTGTTCCACCTTATGTGTATACTCACGGCTTCTCTCATTACCATATGGTAACTTAATTTGACCTTGTTCAAATGCGAGTAATAAAGACATGAACAGCGATTCCTTTTTTGTTCTTGTTGTCATAAAGACTTTTATTGGCATGTCTGCCGACATTTCTCTCATTTCTGCTTCTAACATCCTTTGAAAGTTGTTACCTTCTAATTCTATTAAATCGGGTTGAAACTTATTATTTAGAATAACCATCATTCTCTTCTGTGCTAAAGATGACATTCCTCTTTGATGAACAACATTTACAACTTGTTTTACATCTTCGTTAGGTAACATCCTCAATGTCGTCATAGCAGTAAAGTCAGCATTCTTATCAGAAGATATAGCAGGGTCATGCCCTATGAAATGTTGACCCCAAATACCATCCGGTTGCCCTTCTTCATTAAAATTAGTATCGGCTCTATCTAACAGAACCAACTTTTTATCTCTAGCACCTTCTAAAATATCCATAGGAAACATACTTGCTACATCATGAATCGGCTCACATAGGTATTCACGGCTAAATTGTATCGCTGGCATAGATAACCTTCTTTTCTCTAATGATTCTAAGTTCCATCTTTCAGGCCAAAGTGCTTCACCTTTCATGTTTATAGCAGGGAAAGTTTCAACCAAGAAAGTTTCTTTCTGTTCCAATTCAGCGTATAAGTCATTGTAACTAAATGGTGTGCCAACCATCATCAAACGAGATGTGTGGTGAAGTACAGGTAATAAAACACCATAGAACCAATCGGCTGCTCTTTGTAATTCAGTTCCTGTAGTACCCCATAAAATATCATCACAAACAACCACGTCAGGGTGGAAACCTCTAGTAGCACCGCCGACTGACTTTGCCATAATACGAGAACCATTAGTCAACTCAAAATATGATTTAGCCCACGGTTTTCCAAAAGCAGGTTTCAAATCACGAAGTATCTCCACAGTATCTATATTACCTCTAATAAATCTCATATGCTCAAGAGTCTGTTCCATAGAATGAGAAAAAATCATAACGTGAGTGCCGGGATTGAATGCTGCTATCCATAAAGCATATGACATAAAAAATACAGATTTGCCGTGGTCGCGCGATGCTTTAACACAGTAGTATTGATTTCCTTCTAAGCCCCTATCCCAAGTTTCATGATGACCGCTGTAAAGCATCCCCATAATATCTACAAAAAAATATCGAAAAGATTTCTTAGACATCTCCCTGTCCATTTCTAGTACAAAGGCTTCAACATCTTTTACCATTAGTAATAACTCCAATGTCTTACAGATTTTACTACTTGCCTTTGTAAATCTTCTTGAGGTTTTGTAATATCATCCACAGTTTTTG